AAAGCTCATGCCGATACTTTATGGACACAACAAGATAGTGATGATGGAGATTTACCAGATGACAAATCAGTTGGAGATGTAAAGGTTGAAGGTTTAAAAACAACATTAATTAGAACTTTAAAATCACAAGTAGCTGGAATATTAAATAATACTGATTGGTACATTACAAGGAACACAGAAAAATCTACTGCTATACCAAGTGCTATATCTACTCACAGAGATGCAGTTAGAACTAAACAAGCAAGTATGGAAACTCAAATCACTAACGCAAGTGATACTCCAGCATTAGAGACTTTATATACTTACACTACAACAGATGGAGTTCAATCAAGACCATTAGGCGAACTTCCAACATTGGAGAGTTAATGATCATTCTTGGAACTAACTCCATAAAAGACACAGGCTATGACGTAGCCAACTCATGTAGGTTTAATGATGGAAGTAGTGATTATATGACTAGAGCATTTGGTGCTAGTCAAACAAGCACAGCAGCATTTACTGTTTCAGTATGGGTTAAAAGAGGTGCTTTAGGAACAAGACAATCAATTTTTGCTGCTTATGATGGCTCTGCTGCTGCTGGAGATGATTTAGAATTTGAAACAGATGATACTCTTTCATACAATGGAAGTGGCGCTGGTGCTAATACTACAAGTGCAAAGTTTAGAGATGTTTCTGCTTGGTATCATATTGTTGTAGCAAGAAATAGCGGAGCAACTGGTGCAGCTAATCAAGTTAAAATATATGTAAATGGAACTTTACAAACTTTAGGAACAAATGCTGGTTGTAATGTATCACAATTTTTACGAAATGGATTAAATTCAAGAATAGGAGCTAGTCAAAATGGTAGTGCATACTATGTTGATATGTATATGGCAGAATTTGTTGCTATTGATGGACAAATGTTAGACCACACATCATTTGGAGAATTTGACGAAGATAGTCCAACAATTTGGAAACCGAAAGATGTATCAGGATTAACATTTGGCGATAATGGTTTTTATTTAGACTTTGAAAATAGTGGTGCTTTAGGTGCAGACGTATCTGGTAACTCTAATAACTTTACAGTTAATAACCTTACAGCAATAGATCAATCTACTGATACTTGCACAAATAATTTTAATACATTAAATGCTGTTTCAAACCCACCAAATGGTTATACTTTATCTAATGGAAATTTAGAGGCAACTGTAAGTGGTCAAAGTTTTTCAAGACTATTTATAGCAAATACAATTGCACCTACATCTGGAAAATGGTACTGGGAATCAAAATTAATTACATCTGGTGCTAGTGACAGAACAAGACTTGGAATTTGTTCTTATGAAGAAAATATTGGAACAGGTACTACATTCCCAGCAAATGAAGTTTCTATTGCTACTGGATATTCAAGAATTAGACTTACAGTAAATGGAGACGGTTCAAATGATGGTGGAGGAAACACTACTGAAGTTGATGGTTTTTATACTGCTCCATCTGCTAATGATATTTTTATGTATGCTTTAGACTTAGATAATACAAAATATTATTTTGGTATAAATGGTGTTTGGTGGAATTATAATACAGCAGAAACAGGAGGTGACCCAACTTCTGGAAATGGTTATCTTACAAATAGTGCAAATATAATTAAAGGTCCTATGTCATTATTTATAAATCTACACGCAGGAGCAGCAGCTACAACATTTACGAATCAATTTAATTTCGGCTCTCCACCTTATGCAATCTCATCAGGCAACGCAGATGCAGATGGTTATGGAAATTTTGAATACGCAGTACCTAGTGGATATTACGCATTATGTACTAAAAATTTAGGAGCATATGGAGGTTAAATGGCAGTTTATACAACAATAGACGATCCAGCAATATATTTTAATACAAAACTTTATACTGGTACAGGTAGTTCATTAGCTATTACAGGAGTTGGATTTCAACCAGATTGGATCTGGTTTAAAGAAAGGGGTGCAATTAGGAGTCATGCTTTAGTAGATAGTGTAAGAACTAGAAGTAAAGTAATTTTTGCTGACTTAACTAGTGCAGAAGAAACATCAGCAGCTTCAACTAACGATTTAAAAAGTTTTGATAGTGATGGTTTTACTGTTGGTGTTACAAATGTGTCTGGCAGTTTTAATACCAGTTCAGGTACTCATGTAGCATGGAACTGGAAAGCTGGAACATCATTTACCAATGACGCAAGTTCAACTGGAGTTGGAAGTATTGATAGTGCTGGGAGTGTATCAACTGATGCTGGGTTTTCAATTTGTTCATACACAGGAACTGGAAGTAACGCAACTGTAAAACATGGTTTATCAACTGCTCCTAAAATGATTATATTTAAAAATAGAAACACATCAACAGATTGGGATGTTTATCATGGTTCTTTAGCAAATACAGAAAGATTACATTTAAATACAACTGGTGCAAAAAATACAGCTGCTCATGCTTTTAATAGCACATCACCAACAACTGCTGTTTTTAGTGTAGGAAATGCTGATAATACAAATAAATCATCTTCACCAATGATAGCCTACTGCTTCGCAGAGAAACAAGGCTACTCAAAATTTGGAAGCTACACAGGAAATGGAAATGCCGATGGAACATTTGTTTATACAGGATTTAAACCTGCTATGGTAATTGGTAAAGCATCAAGTAGAGTAGATGTTTGGTGGATGCATGATAATAAAAGAGATATAGATAATCCAGTTGATTTACGACTAATGCCACATTCAAGTGGTGCTGAAGGTGCAGAGTGGGATTTAGATTATTTAAGTAATGGATTTAAAATAAGAGATACGGATGCTCAAACAAATGGTTCTGGAGAAACATACATCTACATGGCTTTCGCTGAAAATCCATTCGTAAATTCAAACGGAGTACCTTGTAACGCGAGATAATTATGCTACAAAAAATTAACATACAACCAGGATTTAATAAACAAGTCACATCAACGGGCGGCGAGGGTCAATGGGTTAGTGGCGACTATGTGCGTTTTAGATATGGCTCACCTGAAAAAATAGGGGGTTGGGCACAGTTAGGAGATATTACTTTAACTGGAAGAAACACAGCTTTACACCAATTTGTCAACTCAGATGGTATTAAATACGCAGCACTTGGAACAAATAGAATTTTATATGTGTATTCAGGAGGAGCTTTTTATGATATAACTCCTCTTAAAAGTACAACAACATTAACTAGTGCATTTACAACAACACAAAGTTCAACAACAGTCACGATCACGTTTGCATCTGATCACAATATTTCTAAAGGCGATATTATTCTTTGTGATAATTTTAGCTCTGCTACCAATTCTAATTACAGTTCTTCTGACTTTGATGATAATAAGTTTATGGTGGCAACCGTTCCAACTTCAACGACAATTACGGTTACGATGGGATCAGCAGAATCTGGATCAGGAGCATCAACATCAGGCGGAGTAAGAGTAAAACATTATTATTCAATAGGACCTGCGGTCGAAGAATCAACAGCTGGTTTTGGATTAGGATTATGGGGAGGTACTGCATTAGGTGCAGGATCATCAACTTTAGATGGTGCTTTAACTTCAGGTTCATCTAGTATTATACTCGATGATTCAGGATCCTTTCCTGCATCAGGAACAGTTGTAATAGATAATGAAAGAATTGCATACACTTCAAACACTACAGGAACAGACACTTTATCAGGTTTAACAAGAGGATCAGACAATACAACAGCGGCATCACACTCTGATGCAGCAACAGTAACTAACGCATCTGATTATACTAAATGGGGTGCATCACAAACAGGTGACATTGTAACAGCTCCTGGTATGTGGTCACTAGATAATTTTGGTAATAAACTTATTGCAACTATTTCAGATGGTTCAACTTTTGAATGGAATTCAAATGCAATAGGTGCAACGTCAATTAGAGCAACAATTGTATCTGGAGCACCAACTGCAACACAATTTACTTTAGTTTCTACACCGGACAGACACTTAGTTTGTTTTGGAACAGAAACTACAATTGGCACAACATCTACTCAAGATGATATGTATATTAGATGGTCTTCACAAGAATCCTTAACTACTTGGACACCAACAGCAACTAACACTGCAGGTACACAAAGACTTGCAGATGGTACAAGAATTGTTGGAGCAATAAGAGGTAGAGATGCAATTTACATTTGGACAGATACAGCTTTATTTACTATGAGATTTGTTGGTCCACCATTTACTTTCTCATTCCAACAAGTTGGAACGAACTGTGGATTGATTGGACAGAATGCTGCTGTTGAAGTTGATGGTTCTGCATACTGGATGTCAGAAAATGGTTTTTTTAGATACACTGGACAATTACAATCAATGCCATGTTTAGTTGAAGACTATGTTTATGATGATCTAGCAGGTGTACCTAGACAACATATTTATGCAGGTTTAAATAATTTATTTGGTGAAGTTACTTGGTTTTATCCAGGTAGTGGAGCTACAGCTAATTCTAGAGCTGTTACATACAATTATATGGATTCGAGCAGCGAGCGGCCTATATGGACTACAAGTTCTTTAGCTCGTTCTACTTGGGTAGATTCAGCTATATTTGGTAAACCTCATGGAACTGAATATGATGAAGATGCTACAAGTGATTCAACAGTTGGTAATACAGATGGTGTTACAACTTATTTTGAACATGAGACTGGAACTAATCAAATTAAAGCAGGTGCAACATCAGCTATTGCGGCAAATATACAATCAGGAGATTTTGATTTAGACCAAAAAGGTTTAGCTGGCGATGGTGAATACATGATGAAAATTAGAAGAGTTATCCCTGACTTTTTAACTCAAACAGGAGATGCAAGAATTACATTAAATTTAAAAAATTATCCAACAGATGCAGAAACAAGTTCATCACTTGGTCCTTTTACAACAACAACTTCTACAACTAAAATAGATACACGTGCTAGAGCAAGAGCTATTGCTTTAAAAGTAGATAACACCGGCAGCACTCAGCACTGGAAACTTGGTACTTTTAGATTAGATATACAACCGGATGGAAGAAGATAATGGCAAAAATAGTACAATCATTAACACAGCCACCAAGAGAATATGATCAATCAACATTTTTATCCTTAGTAAGAGATTTAAATGGTTTAATTGAAAAATTAAATACAACTTTTCAAGAGGAGAAAACAGAAGACAATGATGCCATTGTTTTCTTTTTAGGTGAATAATGTCCAATAGTTTTATAAGTAAAAAAGTAGATTTAACATCAGATGCAACGGTTACTTTGTATACAGTGCCATCTGCTACAACGGCTATAATAAAGTCTATATTAGTAAGTAATGATGATGCATCAGGGCAATCGGCTCAATTAAACATAACCCTAACTAATTCAAGTGACGCTGTTTTTAGTATTGCTTTTCAAAAAGTAATTGAAGGGGCACAGGGACAAGCCGGAGACCCAATAGAAGTATTAAGTAAAACTTTAGTCGCTGAAACTGGAGACATTATAAAAGTATCAGCATCTGCAGCAAACAGGCTTCATGTAATCCTATCTGCTATGGAAGTGTTACCAAGAATAGTTACAACATAAGCTTGATTTACGAGTAAAAAACAAGTAATAGTAGAAACTCAGGTGAAATCCCTGCCTTTAATATAAATTAACAAACATTATGCCAATGAACAGAACACATATGCGAAGACAATTATACAAAGGCGGCGGGATAGCCGATTTATACCCGAGACAGAAATATGGTATTGGTAGTTGGGTAAAAGAACGAGCAAGAAAATTAATTCCAAATGAACTAGCAGATGTTGCAGTTAAAGCTGCTCCATTCGCTGCACCTTTTAATCCTGCTATTGCAGGAATGATGAGAGGTATAGGAAGATTCGATCAAAGAGGCAGCATGAGTGATGCTCTTAAACAGGGTATTGGAACTTGGGCTGGTGGACAATTCGCTAGAGGTATTGGTGGAGCGCCACTTCAAACAGGTAATCCGTTTACACAAGGTGGAGCATTTACAAAAGAAGGATTTAAATCTGGTTTTAGTTCTCCTTTAAGTGAGGGAAGAACACAAGGAATTAAAGATTTATTTAAAAAAGATGTAGTAAACCCAAATAACGAAACTTTAAAAATTGCAACTGACCCAACAAGCAGTGACCCATCTTCTCTTAAAAACATTTGGGATAAATTTCAAAGTATGGATCCAGGAGTGCGAACAGCAATCGTTGGTGTAGGCTCCGGTGCAATAGCAGGTATTGCTCAATGGTTTGAAAATCAAATACCACAAGAACCAGGTGAGAGTATAGACGAAT